GCTGAAGTTGGCTTTGGATCTGTAGGAACTAGCGCAGTATTAATAGCAGATAGTGTCGTAGGAACATCTGGTATTGATACCGTTATATGGGCAATTGCCGTAAAGGGCGGCAGTGCCACTACTCGTGCTATTGTAATTGAAGGCGCTTCTGGGTCTGGCGTTAATCGCTTAGACATTATTGCGCCAATTAACGACACAGTGACTATGTCTTTTCCTGCTGGTTTATACTGCATCGGCGGGGCGTATTTAGACATTACTACAACTGGCGGAAGTGTATCATTCGTTTATTCACAAGCTTAAACCGGGAGTTTAATTATGACTACTGCCTTTGCAGATCTTCCAACGAAGATTGATGATTCCAGCTTAGGTGAAATTGCTTTAACCAAGAAAGAACGTGATCGCGTATGCTTTACTTGGTATGAGTCTCACAATCCAATGTTGTCGGATACAGTACACCACGGACCTTGGGACGTTCAGGTAACATCGGATAAAAGGCATGGCGATAAACTTGGCCTTTCGGAAGACGATGGTATAATTATCGACTTTCAGGGCACTCCTCGTGGAGAGGTTGCAATAAGCAGCGAAGGAAGTATTCTAACGGACGAAGAAGCAGAGATGCGAGAAGAGGCTACGGGGCAAAATCTGCCTCGATTTATGGCTTTTGATTTTCGCATTCGCAAGCTAACGAAGACAGATGGCCCACAGCAGCGTGAGATGCTCATGAAAAGCATTGACCAGCGCAGGCAGGACAGTGAGTCCACTTTAATCGAAACGCTTACAGCGGCTTTTCAGACGGCCGCAAAAGGCTTGTCTCAGAGTGGCAACATGACGCCATCTAAAGATGAACTACTGAAGGCTGTAGCCGATTCAGGTAAATAAAAATAGGGAGCGGTAAATGGCTGGTACGTTCCGTGATTTAATAGATGAGGTTCTTGATCTTGGAAGCCACGGAACCGGGGATGACTTTGAGGATATGGTTAAGGCTGCGATTAATCGCACCTACCGCCGCGTCCTTCAAAAGACAAGACAAGAAACTACTCTGCGGGAATTTAGCTTAGCGACTGTAGCAGATACGTCTAAGTATGGTATGCCTCTTTATGTGAAAAGAATCCTAAACATAGAGGACGCTACGAATAATAGGACTGTCTACGATATATCGTGGCGCGAGTTTGACGAATCATATGCAGGTAACACCACTACGGGTGATCCTACCCGTGCATACGTATTAGGAACCTTTGGTACAGCATATCAGAATACATCTGCATCAGTGTTTAATGTCGTGTCTTCGAATACCGCAGATGCCAATAATAGCTACGTCACCATTACTGGGTATGTTTCTGGTCATTTAGTGGCCGAAACTATTACCCTTAATGGCCTTGTTACAGCTACTGGCAGTACGTCGTTTGATGCTACTGGCATTGAAAGAGTGGTCGTTCATGCAGGAACAAATGTTCCAATTATAGGAACGATTACAGTAAAAGATGCCAGCGGTAATACGATGGCCATCATACCTCCCACATTTAAAAGCCCAAGCCACTTATGGGTTGAATTCTATCCTATTCCCGATGGCGTAATAGCCTACACCGTCAGATCGGAAATGCGTAAACCAGACTTGGTAAAGGACGAAGACTGGCCTGAGATAGATGAAGACTTCCATAATATCATTGTATGGGGTGCAGGAGCTGACGTACTCCCTAATGTAGGCAAAGGAAACCAAGCAGATAGACTACGCAGGGACTACGAGGAAGGCTTAATGGAAGCCATTAACGCGCAAGGAGAACACCCGGGTCGCGTGCGAACGTTCTCAGACTTAGACTTAGACTCTGCATACCCAAGGCGGCCGGTTGTTAAAGGCGTGGATTACGTGTAATGCCACAGAGAGATACGGTCACGAATCCAGTTACGCCGGGCGTTATAACGTCGCCAATGTTTAGAGTCAGGGGGCAAACCTCAAACTGGTCATATCCTCATGAAGCGGCTATTCCAGAAAGCACAAAAAAGCTTTCTAATATTAACATCTCTGAAAGAGCGGTGGCTGAAACTCGTGATGGGTGGTCAAAGTACAACAGTGCTTCGACCTCTGAGGCAATTACTGGACTTGTTCAAGTTCCGTATACCACGGGAAAACATGTGGTGGTTAATACCCCATCAAAGATTTATGATGATGATGGTACTACTAGGAGGGATGTTACTGGTTCCGTCTCATTTTCTGGCTCAGGCGCTGATAGCTTTTATAGATATGTACTTTTAAAGGACACCCTATACGCTACGGATGGAGTCAATCCAATATGGACCAAGGACAATGACTTTGATACTTCACCCAACAATGCGGCGGTTATTTCGTACAGTGCGAACGGGATAACCTTACAAGGCGCAAAAGACATTGCGGCTCATCAAGGTATATTGGTGGCAGCCAATGTGAAAGAAGGGGGCTCTTGGAACCCCACTCGCCTTAGGTGGTGCGGCGTCGATACAAACGACTACTCCATTAACCCGGCTTATTGGCCTGACCGTAATCGCTACGAGGTATATCAGGGCGGTCCCGCTATTGTAGGGGTCGTTGATAACTATACGAGCCTATTGGTATTCAAAGAGGATGGCGTATATCCGGGTAGAATAGATGGCGATCTTGGGTTTTTAGAGTTTCGCCTTGACGAGCAAAAGGTACAGAGAGGCTTTTCTCCACTTGCTAAAAACTCTCTCATAGCTCGTCCTGAGTTTGTATTTTGTGTAGCAAAAGAAGGCGCTATTGTCATAAGGCCAGATCTTTCTTTTGAAGTAGTTACATCGTCTGTCCAAAATGAATGGAGACAGCTCGTTCAAAACAGGCTACAGCATGCCGTGAGCTGGATTAGGGAGAAGGACCATCAAGTCCGAACCCTGCTAAGTTCTTCTGGTACTGGTCATAATATTATTTTTGTATGGGATTACCAGACGGGCGATGCTTGGTTTGATTACCCTGCTAAAAATATAGGGTTTGCCACAGAAGCCGAGTTTTCAAATATAGACTACGACTTCATTGGTGCTACAGACGGGTACTTGTACAAGGGCAATGACGCTGACAAAGCCACTGATGATGGCAGTGCCTTTAACTGGGCAATAGAGATGCAGGACAATGACCTTGGCCAGCCGGGACGAGCCAAGCACATTGTAAGGTTTAGGACATTTTATGAGTGGAAGTCTGGCAATACGTCGTCTGGACTTACTTTGTTTTTAGATCGCGGTGCTCAGTCATCTCGATCTACGACGATAAAGTTCGACAACTTGTTTGGTAGCTGGAATGACAATGTTACCTTTTGGGATGATGGGACAAAGTATATGGGGGGCAACGCAGTAGAAGACATATACTTTGTAAATAGAATAGCAGAAACTATTTCCCCACGATGGACTGGAACTCAGCCAGCCAAGATCGTAGGGTATCAAGTTGAATACGAGTTAATGGAGTAATAATGGCTACAGTAACTAGACCCACTGACGCGCTACCAGATCCCGGAGACGCCCTAAAGGCTGAGCCGATACGCGATCATATCGCCAATATACTGACGTTTATCGAGTCTAATAATATTGATTCGTCTAATGTAGATTATTCTTCTACGGACGGTATTATGGTTCTTGATCAGGCGCAGACGGTGACTGGTGCAAAGAACTTTTCTACCAGCATTCTACTGTCTGGATCAGCTATTGTCGATCTTAATGGAATAGCTGATTCCTTAGTCCTTGATGAAGATGCAGATACAACGATATCTGCCCCTACAGACGATCAGATTGACATAGAGGTTGGTGGATCAGACCTATACAAGTTTACTGCAACCGCATTTGTTTCTGGGTCTAATATTGTTAGTGATACTACGAATACGGATTCACTGGGAACTACTGCTCTTACATGGTCAGACCTATACCTTGGCGATGCATCTGTACTGGCTTTTGGTGAAGACCAAGACGTAACCCTGACACATGACCCAGACGATGGCATATTTTTAAATGCGGGAATGAAGCTTGGGTTTAGGGACATGGGCGGAGAGTATATTTACTCTGTGTCGGATGGAACGCTAGGGATAGCCGCTGCTACTGAAGTTGATATTACTACGACCACATTAGATGTAAATGGTGCGGTAGATATATCGGGTGCTACGGCAATTGGGGGCACATTAAATGTTGGCGCTTCCACTGCGATTGCAAATGTAAAAGACGAAGACAACATGTCTTCTAATAGTGCAACCTCGCTAGCTACTCAGCAATCAATTAAGGCTTATGTAGACTCTCAGGTCGCAGGAGCAGACACTCTTGCAGAGCTAACTGATACAAATATTACTTCTGCCGCAGACGCTTCGATGCTGCTGTATGATACGGGCACATCACGGTGGATCGACAATGTTATGTCTGGTGATGCTACAATGGCAGACACCGGAGCAGTCACTTTAGCAGGTACTAATACTAACCTTACTACACTTGCC